ATTGGTGGTAATAAGAAGTTGATTCTTAATCAGAGTTTCCTACTACCATTAGTGAAAACATCTGAAGATGCTGTACAGATAGTTACTAACTATAATAAGATGTATGTGAGACGTGATGGTACTAAGAGCTTATCATCTATCGAAGTACTTATGAAGATATTGAATGATGATAATAAACTATCTAACTATTTCTTATATGGTAGAGTATTTGAGAATAATAAGGATTATATTACTAATATCGAATATGATGAATTATCTAAGATTATTCGTAAATTTAAGTGTAAGGATACTGTAGTATATTTTGACCAGATAGAATTACATGAGGCATTGAAAGATAAGACTTTACCTACAGATAGTTTATGTATTGGAACTAAAGGTGGTAAACCAATATTAATTGACCATAATACTCAAAGAACTTCTGATAATAAAGGTATTGTGGATATCATTATAGAAGCTATGGGACAAGATGTTATTGACCAATATCTATCAACAAAGACACCAAAGCGTATGATGTACGCTAAGGTTAAATCTATGGAGAAAGATATCCCATGTATTGCATTATGTGGATTATGGGAAGGATTTTCTACAGTATTTAAGAAGATGGATTTAAAGTATAGATTAAGTGATAAATATCCTAAGGATTTAAAAACTGAAGAAGCAGTTATTAGATTCCAAGATTGTTATTTAGTCTATGATAATACTCCAGCTAATGCTCTTATGATGAATGGTATTAAGATTTTTAATACTGAAAAATAATCTATGGTAAGGTATCTATTGCAAATGCCTTAGATAATACTTATGAATTTACTATAGATCCTATTAGTGAAGAAGTATTAAAAGATATGGGATTACCAACAGATTTAGTTTCATTGATTATTTATGCTACTAGATTATTAGCTGATAATCAGTATACATTTGAATTGAATCAGAGGATATCAAGGGTTAGATCTATTGAAACTATTCCAGCTATTCTTTATGATACTATTGCTAAAAATTATATCACATATAAGAATAGTAATGGTAGAAAGAAATTCACTATACCTAGAGAATCTGTAATTGCTAAATTGATGAAATCTCCTAATGTTGAAGATTACTCAACACTTAATCCTATTCTTGAATTAGATAGAGCACATACTGTATCTTATAAAGGTTGGCGTGGAATCAACTTAGATGAATCTTATACAGTAGCTAAGAGAAGTTATGATCCATCTATGATTGGAATTGTTGGTCCTACAACACAACCTGATGGTGGTGTTGGTGTACAGAAAGTATTAAGTGCTGAACCAGAAATAACTTCAGTTAGAGGATATACTAAGAAAGCTGAGACTGATAAGGATATAGATAATTTAAAGGATGTGAATCTATTTACGCCTGCTGAATTAATTACACCATTAGCAGTAAGTCATGATGATCCATCTCGTGTTGGTCATGCTATTAAACAGAGTAAACACGTTATTCCTGTTAAAAATGCATCACCAGTATTAATTAGTAATGGTATGGAAGAATTCTGTAAATATGATTTATCAACAGATTTCGTAGTTAATGCTAAAGATGATGGAAAAGTTGTTGAATTAAGTGATAAAGAAAATATTATGGTAGTCGAGTATAAAGATGGTACTCATCAGGCTATTAACCTAGCACCTAATATTGTAAAGAATGGTGGTGGTGGTTTCTATGAGTCACTTAGAATGATTACTAAATATAAAGTGGGTGATAAGTTTAAGAAGAATGAAACTATTGCATGGAATAAAGATTTCTTCCATGATGATGAATTTAATGGTTGTAGATTCAGTATTGGTATTCTATCTAAGGTAGCTATTATGTCAAATTATGATACTGCTGAAGATGGTACTATGGTTACAGATAAATTAGCACATGATGCTGTATCAGAAATGACATTCTTAAAATCTATAGTAATTGGTAAAAATGCAAATGTTAGTAAGTTTGTTAAGGTTGGTGACCATGTTGAAATTGGTGATCCATTAGCTGAATTTGATACATCATTTGAGGATCCAGCACTTAACCAATTCTTAGCTGTATTAGGTGATAATGAGAAGTTAAAAGGTGTTGTTAACGAAGGTAGTAAAAATATTGTTAAAGCATCCCATGCTGGAGTTATTGAAGATATTAAAGTATTTAGTACTGTAGAATTAGATGAATTATCCCCATCATTAAAAAAGATTGTTGGTAATTACTTTAGTGGAGTTAAGAGTAGAAAGAAGTTATTAGATAAATATGATAAAAATGATAGTATAGTTAAATGTGGTATGTTTCTAACTGATCCATCTACAAAAGTTAATCCATCTAAGTATGGTGTTATTAGAGGTGAGAAAGTTGAAGATGCTGTATTGATTGAAGTATATATCAAACATGAAGAGTATCTTGAGACTGGTAGTAAAATTGCTTGTTTTACTGGACTTAAGAATACTATAACTGAAGTTATTCCTAAGGGTTATGAACCATATAGTGAATTACACCCAGAAGAAGAAATTAGTACTCTAATTGCATCTAACTCAATTCTCAAACGTATGGTACCATCATTGATTGTCACAGTTGTTGGAAATAAGGTTATTATAGAATTGAAGAGATGGTTGAAGAAATTCTTTGATAGTAAACCATTTAATCCAACCAATAGAAAAACTATGGAAAATATGGTATATAGTGTATTTACAGCACTAGATAAAACTGGTGAGAATACTAAAAAATATAAATCATTATTTAATTCTATGAGTGATAAAACTATGGAAGCTTGGTGGAAGAAATTCTTTAATAATGATAAAGCTTATTTGATATTAGATGTTGTAGACTATGAACGTGTGTTGAAGATGGAAGATGTTGAGAAGGCTGCAAAATTGTTGAAGATTCCACTATTTGAATATGTTGCAGTACCTAGTCATACTATGGATAAAAATAATGTTATTTGGAGTCAAGATCCAGTTCCAGTTGGATACTTACATATTAAGAGAACTCAACAGACCATTATGAAAAAGAATGGTATGAGTATTTCATCAGATAAACGATCTGCATTAGTCGGTCAGGTTACTGGTTCTGATAAGAATGGTCGTGAAAGTGATTTGGATAATATCCTATTACTATCAGTTGGTTTCGATAACATCTTAAAAGAATTAAATGGTCCTAGAGCAGATGATATGAAAATGCAGACTGAGATGATGCAACAGATAGCATTAAATGGATATGTTAAATATGATGACCTAACTAATGACGTTAGAAACAAAACCACATTGAATACAGTTAACGCATATATGATCGGTATGGGATTAGATTCAGACCTAGTAACAAAGGGATTGATGTTAGCAAAGACTGTAGAAGACGAGACTAGATAATAAAATATTATTATATTCTTAGTATGATGACTAACTCTGATGAGATTAGTCATCATACTATTAAATCCCCCTAAATATCAAAAAAAAAACGAAATATTAAAGATATATACGAAAGAGAGGTTATTATATTTTATGACACATGATCAATATATTGCTAATATTCAATATAAAATAGATAGCTTATTTTATGAATATGCAAATATAGAAATTGGGTACACTTATGATTATTATAGTGAGTATACCGATTTGAATCATTATGATAGACTAATTATGGAAGCCGAAGAAAAGAAAGGTATTATTAGAAGAATTATTGATGGTATTATTAAGATAATTCGTACTGCTATTGATAAGGTTAAATCGTTCTTCTCTAAGAATAATAAAATTGATAAAAATGCTACTGTGAAAGTTAATAAGAATTTAGTAAATAGAATAAATATCTTTAAGAAGAAATCATCAAAAATAAAATTAGGAATCGGTATTCTTGCAACAGCTCTTGGAGCTGTTGGGACACCAATCATTATACCAAAAGTTTCATCTCATATGTATAAGCGATACAATAATAGTGAAGAAGAATCTCTAATCAAAACAAAAGCATATGATGATAAGTTATCAAAGATTGGTACTGAAATTAGAGATATTAATACTGGTGAAACTATAAAACCTGATGATCCAAACTATGTTAAATTAATGCGTGTAGGAGAACTTAATATTGAGATACATCAGATTACCAAAGCATTAGAAGGTGTGAATAAAGATCTTGAAGGAATATTATCTAAAAACCCAGAAGATATTGGTAAAAGTGAGAAAGAGTTTATCAAAGAAGTTAATAATCTATCTATTGCAGGTAGCAAATTATTAGATGAAATGATGACACTTCTTAATGAAGCTAATGCTGATGATATAACTACAAAAACAAAGAAAAACCTAGACAAATATGATACTGAGAAGAATAAGTATAATAAACTTCAAGACAAAATAGCTGACAGATATGGTAATGGTCAAAAAACTAATAATAATCCATTTGCTGGTGCATTTACATTGGATGGCGGTGGTTCCATTATGATGGATATGTCAGCTAGTTCTGGTTTTATTCAAGGTTTAATTATTGCAGATCTTAAAAATGCTACTACACATTGTGACGATAAAGAATTAAATACTTTAGCGAATAGATATGCGTATAAATGTAAAAAATTAGCTGATTGGTGTATTAAACACGCATACCATGATAATGATTATACTGAAGAAGCTTATAATAAAATATATTCAACATGTAAGAGTGATTATGACTCAATCATGGGTAAAACAGTTTCATCAGCAGATGGTGGATCTCTAGTGGTAAGTACTATAAAGAAAATTACTGGACATCTTAATGATATTCATAGTGGAGCTAAGAAACTCCAAGCAATTTGGGATAAGAATAATAAATAAAAATATATAAAGATTATAGATACTGATTAAAGTATCTATAATCTTTATTTTTATTAAACTTCTGGTAATATATAATTACCCAATTTATAATCTTCATTAATCTTACTATCTAATGGTACTATATCCACTGGATACATACTAAACATATTATTGTGACTAATTAAGAATATCTGTTCACAATTTACCATATCCATTAATCTCTCTAATATAGATAAAAACTTCTCTCTATAATTCTTATCTAAATTACTATCCATCTCATCTAATAGTAAAATATTATACTTAGATATTGACTTGTATATTAGTGCAAATGATAATGCTATAGATAAAAATGCTGTCTCACCTTGTGATGCACTAATAATATCAGATATCATATATCCATCTTTAATATATGGGATTTTAAACTCATCACTATTTATATTAAAATCTTTAATATAAATACTACCATCATAAACTAGATCTAATAACTCATTAATGATTGATTTAATGTCACTCATATACATATTGATATGCTCTAATGGTATACCTTCTTTAGATGACATGGCTTTCTTAATATACTCATTCTGGTTATACAACTTAGAGTATCTATTCAAATCCTTAGTTAATTTTTTATATTCATCAATTAGTATAACCATAGATTCTCTAACATTAGTATCTCTATCAATGATATACTTTATATCTTCTAGTCTATGCTTAAGTGATATATACTCAGACATATTACTATCATAATCACTAATGATAGTATTGAGTTCTTTAGCTCGATTACTATAATCAATGAAATTAGCTACACTATCTCTAGTCTCTAATAACTCAGATAATTTATCCTCACATAAAGTAACCTTAGATTTTTCAGATTCAATAAGGTTATCTCTTAGATTATCAATAGATAATCTAATATTTGATATATCTAAGTTAATAGTAGATAGTCTGTCTTTAAAATAATCTAATGAATTCAATTCTTTAAATGAATCTAATTTTAATTTCAATTCATTATATTCATTGGTATTATTCAGATAAATAGTGTACTCAGTAACATCGGATAATAAATCTTGATACTTAGAATAATCTACTATATTTAATCTATCAATGATTCTATTATAGATATTTCCATATCTGAAATCTTCTTTAACATGATCTGGTAATCTATCAATAATATCACTACACTCTTTAAGTCTATTAAAGATTTCATTGATATTAGTATTAATACTATCAATATACTTATAATGCTCTAAGTTATTATCTACATCAAATTTATGGTCTTCTATATTCTTCAATCTAAGGATTTCTTGGTATAATCTATATAGACCACAATTATGATGATTACAATCCATATCAATATCTGAACCATCTCTGATTAGTTTGTCTAATAACTCAGACGATTTATTCTCTATCATAACGTAACCTTTATTAACATAATCATCTACAGACTTACCATCTATTCTCATACTAATAACTTTCTTAACAGATTCCTTACCAAGTTCATAAGTCTTATCAAGTATTCTATCTATATCTCTCAGTACTAGAATAAAATCACTTAATTCGTCTTTAGTGTATTTTATATCTAATGCAGTATATAGAGACTCTGACTTATTAATAGATATCTCTAAAGTCTTCATTCTACTAATGATACCTTTAATAGTTTCATTATTCTCAATCTTATCAATCTGTCTAATTACCTCATCTCGTTCTCTTAGTTTAGAATCTAACTCATTTAGTTTACCTGTCAATTCATTAGATAGTGTAGCTAATGATAGCTTATGTGTTTCTAAACTGCTTCTAACATCATCAATAGACTTATCGATATCGTCTATTGAGATATTTCTAATATCAACTGATGATATCTTATTGAGCTTCTTACTAATAACATTATATTCATCTTTAATATCTTTAATATTAGTATCCTTCATCAATCCTTCTAAATATCCTAATTTAGAAGTTAATGAATCATATGTTGATTTATTAACTTCTAATGACTTAGTAAGCTTAATTAAGCTATTCTTACTATAACCAATATCAACTATGCCTGTCTTTTTAATCTTATCAGATATATGAGATATTTGTACTTTAAGAATCCTCGAATCTTCTGTGAGCTTCTTATACAATTTTAAATATATATCTAATTCTGATAATAGATTAGATAAGAACTTTTTACGTTCCGTAGCTGTTAAGTCTAACATATTAGTTACATTATTCCCTAATCTAATTAACTTAAGATAACTAATATCTATCTCTAATTCTTCTTCTACTATAGCTTTGAATGATGTCACATTACCATTCACATTCAACTCTTCACCATTCTTACT